TATATTCTTCAGTAGCATCTGGATCTTGTAAACCACCAAAAGCAACAGTAGCATTTTGTATTCCAGTTCCTGCTATATCGTATCTAGCGGTTCCTAAATTTCCTCCAGCAGTCCAAGCTGAACCATTGTATTCCTCTACATTATTTGTAGGAGGTAGAGGTGTCCCACCAATAGACAACGCAGCCGTTTGAAGTCCACTGCCACCGTGTTTTTGTTTTGCATAAGGTAAATTTCCTCCAGCTGTCCAACTTGATCCATTATATTCTTCAGTTAAATTTGTAGTTGATGGTGTTTCACCACCAAAAGCTAAGCCTGCGTCTTGTGTTCCAGCTCCTGCGTGACCATATCTACCTGTTCCTAAATTCCCACCACTTGCCCATACGTCAGGGTTTAATGCATTAATGTTCGAGTTGTATTCTTCGGTTGCTGCTGTGTTACTTCCTGTAGTTCCTCCAAATATTACAGATGCACTTCCTGTAGAACCACCTGATCCCATACCCAATCTAGCGGTTGCTAAAGTTGCACTAGAAGCTGTCCAAGAATTACCGTCATATTCTTCTATTGTGTCCAAATAAGTTGTTCCTGGATTTTCTCCACCAAAAGCTGCTGTTAAAGTTTGAGTGCCAGCTGTTGCTAGTTCTTTTTTAGCTGCTGGTAAATTTCCTCCAGCTGTCCAAGATGTACCATTATATTCTTCTGTAGAATCTGTAACTGCACTTCCAGGGTCACGTCCTCCGATAGCAAGACCTGCTGTTAAAGTTCCAGAACCTGCTAAATTATCTCTAGCTAAAGATAAACTTCCTCCAGCCGTCCAAGCTGAACCATCGTATTCTTGTGTAACAGCTGTTTTAGCAAAAGGCGGTGTTACAGAACCACCAAATAATATAGACGCTGTTTGAATTCCCGCTCCTGCTTGAGCATATATATTAACTGGAAAAGCTGTTACTGAAGTCCAACTAGATCCATCATATTCTTCAACATTATTAGTTGCGCCTGGTGGATTATAACCACCAACACCTAATCCTGCTGTTTGAGTTCCTGTTGAAGCATTTCCTATTTGTCTAGCTTGATTTAAATTTCCACCAGTCGACCAATTAAATCCATTATATTCTTCTGTTGCATTTGAAGAAGCTGTTACAAATCCACCAAAAGCTAATGCAGCTGTTTGAGTTCCTGCTCCACCTAAAGTACGTCTTGCTGTAGATAAATTTCCAGAAGCAGATGTTGCTTTAATCTGTACTAATGCTTTGTTTGTGCCTGTAGTCGAGTTATACCACACCTGTCCTTCGGTTGACGAATTTAACGTCGGATCCGAAGTTAAATATTTTACCCGTGTACCTCGTATACTCTCGTAGTCAGACATTTATAAAATTCCTTTATGGGAGAGTAATATCAGTTGGTCTCGGATTCATATCGGTTTTTTCTGCTTCAGGTAAAGCGTCCCATGCAGCTTGTGCAGCAGTTATTTCTGCATCTACAAGAGCCTGAGCTTCTGCTTTAGTCTTTTCAACACCGTTCTTTTCAGCTAACCACAAAGCGCCTTTTTCGTTGTTACCAACGACCCAAACGTCTGCAGGAAAACCTCTAAGAAAGAATGCTCTTCTGTCTTCTGCAGTAAAGAATCCTTTTCCAGTGTTTGTAACAGTACCATATATAAATAGTGCCATAGTATTTACTCCTTATTTATTGTTATATACTTAATTGTATTCATTATCAACTAGTTGTTATTGTTTTAATATTTAATGCTGATGTTTCACCTGTAAATTCTTCTGTTGCATTTGTTACACTAGGTGCAGTATTTCTTCCTGCAGTTGCTAAAGCAGTTGTTGCACCACCTGAAGCTCCCATGTTTTTTCTACCTGTTGCTAAAGAAGCAGTAGTTACCCATGAGCTACCATCATAAGCTTGACATAATGGATTACTATTAGCATCGTTTGGATTAGATCCACCTATTATTACTGAACTTGCCGTTGTTCCAGATCCTTTTGTTTCATTTGTAGCAATAACTATATTTGGTCCACTAGTCCAACTAGATCCATTATATTCTTCGTAATCAACATTTCTAGGACCAGTATCACCACCAGCAGCAAATATATTAGATTGAGAAGTACCATCTCCAGCCAAAGTTTGCCTAGCAGTATTCATTGTTCCACCTGATGTCCACGATGAACCATCATACTCTGATGTAGTACCTACAATTCCTGGAGCCTCACTCCCTCCAAATATTGCTCCCGCAGTTTCAACACCTCCTCTTGCGTGACCAACTCTTGCCGCAGGTAATGAAGTAACAGAAGTCCAAGACGAACCATTATATTCTTCAACTGCACTTTGTCTAGCTCCTGTTGGAAGTGCGCTACCACCTGTCATTACAGCAGCTGTTTGAGTTCCAAAAGTTCCAACAGAATATCTCCCAGTATTTATGTTTGGTCCGCTAGTCCAACTTGCTCCATCATATTCTGCAGAAGGAAGTGGCATTGTTGCTGGTGGGCTATATCCACCAGCACCTACTGATGCATTTTGAGTTCCTGCGCAATCTAAATCTGCTCTGCTATCAATAAAATTCCCACCACTAGCCCAAGCTGCACCTGTAATGACGTTTACTGATCTATTAAATTCTTCTGTGCTGCTAAGGTTAACTGTTGATTCTCCTCCAAAACCTATTGCTGCAGATTGAGTTCCTGCTCCACTAAGGTTTTGTCTAGCAGTTCCCATATTACTAGTAATAGTCCAAGATGACCCATCATATTTTTCTGTAACTGTAGAAAATGGTGGTGTATTTCCACCAAATGCTAAAGCAGATGTTTGAATTCCAGAACCACTTAATGAACTTCTTGCAGTATTCATAACGCCACCCGATGTCCAAGATGTTCCACCATATTCTTCAGTTAATGTTGTATATGTTGTTGTATATCCACCAAAAGCTAAACCTACTGTTTGAGTACCAGCACCCGCAAGACCACGTCTCGCTGTAATTAAAGCTCCACCTGCTGTCCAAGATGATCCATTATATTCTTCAGTGTTAGCAATATTAGTTGTTGTATATCCACCAAAACCTAAACCTGCAGTTTGAATACCACAACCTGCGTGATTAATTCTAGCAGTGCCCATAGCACCTCCTGTTGTCCAAGAAGATCCATCGTATTCTTCTGTAACAGCCGTAAGATTAGCAGGTCCAGGAGAAGCTGTAGATCCACCAAAAGCTAAACCTGCAGTTTGAGTTCCAGCACCAATTTTATTATTTGTTGCTGTTCCTAAATTTCCACCATTACTCCAACCAGAACCATTATACTCTTCTGTCCTGTTTTCTCTGGTTGGACCTGGAGATGTACCTCCCGCTCCAAACGCTGCTGTTTGAGTTCCAGCACCAGCTAAATATCTTCTTGCTACTGATAAATTCCCACCAGCCGACCATGCTTCACTAACAATTAAATCCTTAAAAGCACCATCGGTACTGTTATACCAAATCTGTCCTTCAGCTTCCGCGTTGTCTGGATCTGTTGCCAGAAACTTTACGGGTTTTCCAAATATATTTTTATAGTCTGTCATAATTTTAGCTTGTTGTTAAAGTTTGTGTTATAATTAATGGATCTGTAAATTCTTCTGTTGATGCAGTTAAAGAAGGTGTTGCTCCTCCAAACACTAATCCTGATGTGTTATCGACTCCATCTCCAGCTAAACCCCATCTAGCAACTGCTAAATTTCCAGTTGCTGTCCAAGTTGTTCCGTTATATTGTTCAGTGGATGCTAAATTAGTAGGACTTGCATCAAGACCGCCTGAACTTAAAGCTGATGTTTGAGTACCTCCACCTGCCATACCTTCTTTTCCAACTGGTAAATTTCCTCCTGTTGTCCAAGTAGAACCATCGTATTCTTCTGTTTGAGTTTGTACTCCTGGATTAGGATTATCTCCACCAAAACTTAAAGCAGCCGTTTGAGTTCCTGCTCTACCGTTAGAACGTACTGCTGTATTTAATGCTCCACCTCCAGTCCAAGAAGTTCCATTGTATTCTTCTGTAAAAGCTTTGTCTTCACCAGATCCAGGTGGTGGTCCAAATCCACCAAAAGCTAAACCTGCTGTTAGAGTTCCCGCTCCAGTTAAGATATCTCTTCCATTTCCTAGATTACCGCCCGAAGTCCAAGATGTACCTCCATATTCTTCAGTTGCATTAGAAAATCTTGAACCAGGAGATATAATACCTCCTGCTGCTACAGCCGCTGTTTGAATTCCAAAACCTGCTATATTACGTCTTCCAGAGGACATTGGATTACTTGTATTCCAACTTAAACCGTCATATTCTTGTGTTGTACCTGTAGATGTTGTTCCTGTTATAAGTCCACCAAAAATTAGTCCAGCTGTTTTTGTTCCAGCACCTCCTGCTGATCTTGTAGCAGAACTTAAATTACCACCACTTTGCCAAGCACCACCTAAATTTAAATACCCTTTCAAAACACCAATAGTATTATTATACCAAATTTCACCTATCTGTGGATTTGCTGGGTCACTGCTGACCGATCTGATTAGCTGGCCTTTTATTTCTTTGTAGGTTGTCATTCAACCTTCCTAATTATTCTTTAGGAGCCAACCTTGAGTTCCATCAGTATAGACCAATGTGAAGCCAGCTCTTTCTGTTGCTACGGTTAAATCTGCTGCTGAACCTTGAATATTTTCTGAATTTCTGCCGACTGTTAAATTATTCGTATCAAAAGTTCCTGCGTAATCTACTATTGCTACTTCGTCACCAATTGTTGGTGATGCAGGTAGCGTTACTGTAAAAGCTGCACTTGTTGTGTTACAAAAATATCCTTCACCAGCTACTGCTGTAAAACCAGAAGTTTTAACTGCTTGCCAAGATGTACCACCTGATACTTCAGCAAATGATAAAGTACCTGATCCGTTTGTTTTTAAGAACGTGTCCGCTGATCCATCAGCATTTGGAAAAGTTAATCCATCAAGAACAATGTTTCCTGAACCATCTGGTGTAATAGTAATGTTACCATTAGCAGCATCTACGATTGTAATTGTTCCAGAATCAGTGCCACCATTTGTATTTAATGTTAAATTTCCAGTTCCATTTGTAGTAATAGTTGCATCAGCATTACTGTCTCCAACTTGTACAGTATCTGCTTGAAGTGTTACGTCTCCAGTTCCATTTGGAACAATATCAATATTAGCATCTGAAGTAGATACAATATCAAAACCATTGACATCTAAATTACCACCAAGTTGAGGTGATGTATCATCAACAACGTCTCCACCTGTTTGAACTTCTATAACATCTGGATTAGTTCCATCATTTGCAGTTGCAAAAACAATTGAAGTTTTTTTATTTGTTGCTGCAAAAGTAAAAGAGCTACCACTTCCTGATACATATTTAAATTCTACTGTAAAAGAACCTGTTGTTGCATTTTTTAAAATATAAAAAGTTTCTACATCTAAAGGTATTGTGACTATTTGATTTCCTGTAATAGTACCAGTGAACTCAATCATTCTTGCTTGAGCTGTTCCAGTTAATGCACCATCTGCAACTGTTAAAGCAGTTGTTTGTGCACCACCAGCAATTGAAACTTGTTTAAATCCACCTGTTATCTGTTCGATAAGGTCAAGGTTTGCATTTGTTTTTGTTCCCCATGTACCAGCATTTTCGCCAGTAGCCATTTTTTCTATACCGAGAGGTGTATATGTTGATGCCATAAATTTTTATCTCCTATGCAGCGTCACTATAACTTGTATTAGATCCAGTTGCAACATTAGAATAATTCGTATTCGAACCTGTTGAAACACCGTTATAAGTGGTATTTGAACCAGTGTCAACATCTTGATAATGTATGATAAATGGTTCTCCAACAGTTGCGGTTAATGTAAATGTTGGTAATCCAACTACTTGATCTTTAGGATCTACACTACCAATAGCAGCGCTAAATGAGACTCCTGTTAATCCCATAACTTGATCAGGAACATCTACAATTGTACCTATAGAAGCACTCATAGATATACCTGTAACAGGGATACTGACTGACCCAGCACCGACCACGAAACCTATTGCAGATTCTATTTGTAATCCAGTTGGTGCTACTGCATCGTTTGGAACAACCACGGATCCTTGCGCAGTTGACATTTCAAATCCAGTAGGTGTTATAAATACTGCATTGACAGTTGTAGGTGTTCCAAGTGTAGAAGTAATTGATTGACCTGTTACTGATACATCTTCATTAGGTGCAACTGCTGTTCCTTGTGTAGATGTAATTTCAAAACTAGATAATCCAACTGTTTGATCATTTGGATCTATTACACCAATAGCTGCTGTAGCTGACAAACCTGTAATAGATGGTGTAACTGAAATACTTGCTTGAGCTGTACCTTGCAAGTCATTCATTTCTAAACCATTAGGTTCAACAGTTACACTTATAACATTTGAAATTGTTCCTAACGTAGATGAAAACTGTTGACCAGAAATTGCAACTACTGCATTTCCTGAAATAGTTACTGAATCGTTTAATGTAGATGTAATTGATAAACCAGTAGGTTGAACTATTTCACCAGAAAGATCTCCCCACTCTCCGGCGCCCCAGGCTTTTGCACCCCAACCTGTAGCTAATAATTCGTCCTCACCCCACTCGGCTTGGCCCCAGGTGAATCGTCCCCATCCAGACATGGGCTACTCCTATGCTAATCTTATGATTGCGTTCGATGAATCGTTTGCAGGAAACTGTATTTCGAAAGTTCCGTTAGTTGCAGTTTTATCAGAACCAAAAGCGATAATACAAACAGCATCAGTTGTACCTGAACCACCGTCAGTTGTTGTATTATAAATCATTGCACCATTTGCAGTGAATGAAGCTGATGTCCATGAGATATCAGAAAAATCTGTAAACGCAGTTGTTGAAGTTAAACCAACTCCTGTGTTTGTTAATGCTTTACCACCAGCAGAGTATGCTGATCCAGATGTATTTGTAATTTCGTTTGAAGTTGAATAGTCAGTTGTTGCTGCACCTAAAGATGCTGAACTTGTAAATAATGCTATTTTAAAAGTATGACCACCATTACCAGAAGTTTGAAAGTCATGCTTTCCTTCTAATAATTCTTGTTTAAAACTTGAACATATTGCCGATGTTATTGCCATAATTTATCTCCTATTAAGGTGACGGAGAAGGAACTTTAATACGAACTGTACCGTCAGTATAATCGTCTCTTTTACGTCTACCAAGTTGCTCTGCAGCAAACTTTTGTACCTCTTGTTTATATTTATTTTCATATAATGTCAACATATCTATTGGACCTTTTAGATAAGAAAATGCTTCTACTAAGCAAGCATATAATAATCCATTTCCAAAGTATTGACTTATGTAAGTTGTTGTATTTGAACCAGAAAGACCAGTTGGAATAGCCTCATAATGAATTTTGAATACATATGTATCATCTGGTGCAGGAGATAAAAATAATCTTCCTGAAGTTGTATCAGTTATACCTGTTGCTCCACCAAACATAGCATAATATTTTGGTTTAGCTCTAGCTGCTGATTCTGTAGATGGTTCAAATTCTTGTAAATATGTTTCGTCTTTTTTCTCCAACCAAGTATTTGCACCTGTAGAAGTTGATGTTGAATCATAAACTTGTACACCTTTTACAAATAAAGTTTGAGCAGGTACGTTAATTGTATTTTGTCCTGTAACTAAATTACCAATAGATTGTTTTTTATATGCATCAATTGGTACATCTCTTAAAATTCTAAGTTCAGAGTTTTCAATAAACTGATCAGTAATAGTAGCAGTTAAAACATTTGTATCTGTTTCAGTATAATTTTGAATCGCTGTTGTTAATGTTGCGTATGTAAATCCAGCCATTATTTAATATCCCCTTTATGCTTTAAACGTATCTTTTTTTGTTTTGCAGTTTCTTCATACATCTCAAGATGAGGGTCCTGTTTTTCAGGTTTAAAAATATTTTTTATCCAATTCCAAATTTTATTTATCATGCGCTTATTGTTATAGGCCCAACGGAACAACCGTAGCCTCCTCCTTTTATATTACCTGTTGTAGCAGTATTTGTGTCAACTGTAAAAAAGAAAAAATTAGTTACTAAATAATCATTTGATGCATCTCGTGCACCATCTTTATATTTTCCAGTTCTTATTGTGTATCCAGCTGCTTTTGCAATATTAGATCCTGATATACCATCAAAACTTTCAGGATTAGCATAAACAAAACCACTTCCTGCAGAAGTAGTTGGTGGTCCTCTAAATCTATATACAGTATTATCTGTTAAACCATGACCAGGTGAAAATACATTTATAATACTAGATCCTGCTTCATATGTTTCAAAACCATTATCTACTATTCTTACCGTTGTAGCAGGTTCAACTCTATCAGTTCTAGTATTTTGTAATGCAATACCATCAGCACCATTTGGTTTAGGTTCTAACTGTGGTTGCTTTGGTTCGTATTCTGTATAATGAACAAAAGAACCATTCCATTCTCTAACCATTTCTCTATATGGAAATTCAAGTCCTGATCTATCAGATATTGCTTTTGCATATTTACCTACTGCGTATTTAGACATTATGTTCCTGGGTAATAAGCTTTTGGTGTAATATATGTACTAGAAGCTGAACCATCTTCTTGCAATGCTCTTGCTAATTCATCTTCGTAGTATAATTTCATTTGTTGAACTAATTGTGGTTGATATTTTTGTGCAAGATAAAAAGCTAGACCTGAAGTCATACAAGGAACAAATCTAAATGGAATATCTGTTGCGTTTGTATAATCTCCAACATCTTGAATTCTTTTTATGTAATAGAAATGCATGTCTTTAGATGCATTAGTAGAATCTGGTGTTGGATAAATACTAATACTTATATGATCAATAAATCTTTGAACCCAATATTGATTAGGTGTTCCTTGTGAAAGTTTATTTGAAAAACCTGCATAAGTTGATCTATCAACTTTAGTCATTGGACTATCTGATTGAGTTGTTTGAGTTCTATTGGATCTTAATTGTGCTTCAAGGACATCGGATATTCCATAAATCCCATTTGGATTTGAAACAGCACTTGTACCATCTGCAGCTGATCTAAAAAATTTATACTCTGCTTGTCCTTGAATTAAATCTAAATCAAGTTCTCCAATTTCCCAATAGTGAATACCTCTATTACCCCATTCTTGAAATAGAATATTAAGAGATCTTCTTGCTGATCTTAATTGATTTCCTGAAACAGCTTGTAAACCAATACGTTCAAAAGCATCTTCTATTATTTCATCAATAGAAAAAGTTTTATCAAATGTAGTTGTTCCAGAAGTAGTGTTAGCCATTTAACCTCCTAGCCAGTATAACCAATAGTTACCGATGTCGTATTAGTTAAATCTAAATATATCCCAGTTCTACATCTAATACCACTTCCGGGTACGTATATATCTAGTCCTTCTGTTCCGCAGTTACCTTCGAATACTAAAGCACCTGTATTGTCCGTTCCATCGTAAAGTTTGATATTGCTGTTAGCTACACCTTCAACTTGAATATAAGTAATTCTAGCTGGTCCAATATAATTACTAGATGCGTCTGTTGCTCTACCAAATCTTCCGTCAGAAGTTCTACATGAAAACTGTTGGTCTGATGTTGCCATAATTTTTTTCTCCTTAAAATTTTATGTGGGGCCTAAGCCCCACACTAATTATTTATTACGCTGCAAATGCAAACGCACCAGTAACAGCTGCTGCTGCACCAGTAAATTCAGTTGCAATGTGCCAAGTACCATCTTCAAAACACATGAAAGCAATTTTTCCACCTGTTGTAAGAAGGTTAGTAGCTGCATCAGCTGGAGTGAATACTAATTGTGTTTCACCTGCTGTTGAAGTATCAAAAGTTACTTCATTTGCCGCTCTTGATTCAATCAAAGAACCAGTTGCCCACACGTCAGATCCTGCTGCATTAAAAGTAAGAGTAGCAGTTCCGCCTGCTGTATCTTTAGCTTGAACGTAAACTGCAATTGCACCTCTAGTCGCTGCTGGTAATGCTACAGCACATGCTGCTGCACCTGTGTAGTCTACAGTAGCAATAACCCCATCAGCGATAGAAATATTTGCTGCTGTTGCTGTGTCAGCTAAAAGTAAACCTGTAAGATCAGGCATGCCTGAACTCATTCTAGTTGTAACTGCACCTGTTGTTGCATTTTTAGTAGCCATTTGAAAGCCACCTTCAGAACGTACCGGTCCCGAAAAAGTAGTATTTGCCATGATATTCTCCTAGTTAAATTCTACATGGTCTCTAGGCTGTCGACTATACTGCGTCCATGCAGAATATTAATTTATGTATAGTGTAAAAAGTATATACTAGTTTTGAGTAGAGTGCAAGAGAGCCTGTAGTGTGGAGTGGAATTTTTCCAACGATGTAGCTTTTTATTAAGTAGCTACTGAAACTTCAGGAGCAGAACTTTCAACGTTGTTCTGATTGTGAGCGATTCTAGCTTCTTCAAGCTTGATATCTGTGATGATTTGTTTGACTTTATCGTCAATTCTAACCATCTCAAGAGTGTATCTGTTATGATCCAGATGCTCCTGTTCCCACTTCAACTCCAAGGACCTTTTTGCTTTGTATAGGTCTTGTATCATCTATAACCTCCTCATAGGTTATTCTATTTACCTTGTCGTCATAACTAACTCCAAGGTTTTCCCAAACTATACTGTTTTCTCCAAGTTTGTCAAGGATAGATTGTTCCAGGTCTGTTGGGGAATCTTTTGAATCAACTGTAAATTTTGCGTGATGATTATACGCCCAAATGTTGACTAAAAATTTTTTCATGAATCTCACCGTTTATTATGAAAATGTGGCCGAACTATGTCCGGCCACAAAATTTATTGATTACGCACCTGCAACGCCATAGATACCTCTAGGGTCAGAAACTCCAAAAGAGTATCTTTCTCTAGCTTTGTATCTTACGTTACCAGTATCAAAGTCGCCTTCCATTGCAGTTGTCAATGGTGCTCTGTTGAACATTTTCATTCCATTAGGAATGTCTGTTAAGATATAATATGCATCAGAGTCAGTTAAATAGTTATTAACTCTGTATCCTTGCGGAATCATACCCATAGATACGATTGCATTGATATCATTATCAGCTGTTCCAGTTCTACCTTGAGACTTCATCAATCTTTCAGCTGTGAATTGTAGCTCAGAAGGAATAATCATTTTTACTCCTCTAGCAGCAATTCTTAAACCTCTTTCGTCAGTCATTGCAGCGATGTCAATTAAAGACTGCTCCAATGAAGTTTCGTTAAGGTCAGCTGGAGTTTGCAAAGTGTTAGAAAAAGTTCCAGCCACTGTAGGGTGAGATGTGTTAAATAAACTAACACCGTCACCTGAATCAAAGTTATCCGTTAATGGAAGACCTTGAATTAGAGGCTCGACTGCTTTTACTTGCTTTGCATTACTCATAGATCTAGCTAAAGCTTTTGTATATCTAGACGCAAGTCTATCATACAAGTTGTCCTCAATCGCTTCTTCAGTGATTGCGAACGCTAAAGCTACAGTCTCGTGAGTGTAACGAGCTGTGAAAGTTTCTTGTGCTTCATCAAATGATACACCTGAACCTTCACCTTTTACTTGTGCGTTTGCGAAACCAGATAACATAACTTCTTCTTCAAAAGCTCTGTCAGATGATTCCTCAGTATAAATCTCAGAATGCTGATTTTCATACCTTTTATATTCCAAGCCGAACAGTGCGTTCAAACCTGGCTCTAGTTCTTTAACTAGTTGTGATCGTGATATTGCCATTTTTGTTCTCCTATTCTAGCTTTACGATTGTAGCTCAATTAGATTAGCAACTACTACTACAGATCTGAAAGCCGCATTTTCATCGTTTTCAGGGTCCTCTGCAGATCTTAATAACCTCCATGATTTATCATCATTTCCAGTTACGCCGATATTTAAAGTAGCTGTTGAAGCACCAGTAGTTGTACTACCAGCAGAAGCATTAAAGTCATAAGTCTCTAAGTATCCTGCTTGTGCTACTGCATCATCTGTTCCGCATACATATTGTTGTTGTGGGTTATCGAATACAAATGCATCGATATCTTCCGAGTTTGCTGGTGTTACTTGAACGTAATGGTTTGCAAACGTTGGTTTCAACGTAGTTGCTGCATTGTAAAAGATGCCGTTTAAGACACCAAGTACAGGCGCAGCTGCAGTTTGACCATCAACAATGTAACCAGCAGCAGAAGCAACACATCCACCATGAAATATAGTAGTTGCATAACCCGCATCGATTTTGTATTTGCCTTGACCAGAAGTCGCTGGCGTTGAGCCAAGAGTTCCTGCAGGGATCAAACCAAAACCTTGTGTGTTTCTATTTGCCATAGTTGTTTCTCCTTATGTACCTGCCCCGAAGGGCCTCCAGTACGGTTTATAAATTCAGTGATTTGAAAAATTATTTTTTCGTACCACCGAAGGTTACACGAGATTGCCTTTCAACATTGATCGGCATTCTACTATCCTGCTCCTTCATAAGATCGTTTCTTACGGCTTCGTCTCGTTCTTTATGTCTGTTAGACATATAGTCTTGACGTTGTTGCGCGATCTCTGTTGGTACCTTCGCAAGTAAAAGGCCACCGACCCCAATCACTCCCTTGTATTTGCCCTCATCGAGGACCGGATAATCAGATGCATTTTCGACTTCTTCAGCTCTAACTAATTCATATCCTTCTCTTAAACGTCCGGATATATTTTTAGTGTCTTGAAAGCCAACGCTCTCTGCTCTTATCCATCTATACCTGAATCCATCAGGTGCAGGGGGTGCATCTAGAGAAGATGGTGGAACCCACACTTTTGGTCGTTCAGACTTTGACCGTGTTTGATTCGCACGAGAAGTATTTTTGTTTTCGTTTTCCATTTTACGCTCCTTCCTTCGTGTGTTTTAATTGTTTTGCGTACTCTTCGAGTGGCACTCCTAATTTTTTAGCTATTGCTACCTGTGATGAAGTGAGTCTCACAGTTTTGCGACCAGGCTTTACGCTTCTATTAGCTGAAGCCACTGTCTGAACAGGGGCGGTCGATTGCTTAGTTTCAGTATTACCAAATTTATGTGGAAAGTCAACTTTAATTCGTCTGTCAACCTCTGCATAATACTCGTTTGAGTTTGGATCATATCCTTCTTTTTCCGTTAAATCCTTATGTATTTCAAAAGCAGTATAAGTCATTGCTTTATCAGTACCAAACCACGGGTTTTGAGAAGCCCATGCTTCAGCTTTAGGATCTGGATTAATTGGATCATCCATTTGTTGTCTTTGAACTGGTGGTTCAGACAAAGTAACAGGTTTCTCTGTTTTTGCTTCTTCCCTACCAGCTTTGGCTTGCTCTAGTTTTGCGTTCTCAAAAGCGAGTGTTGCAATTCTTTTGTTTGCCTCAACTTGAGCTTGTGCATCTCCAGATTCAATTGCTGCAGCTAATTCTTTTGT